GGGGACCGTCCCGCATGGGCTTTACGGCGAGCAGATCAGGGATGTCGTGGCCTGCCGAAGCGAAGTCAATGACTTCAAACCCTACCTGCCGCAGGGCATGGACTATTTCGGCGTGGTTAGTGTCTCGACGTTTGGCGTAGCGCATTCCCAACGAAGTCTGCCCTGACCGTGGACAGATTGCCACTCGCGCCCCGGCCTGTTTGTCCATCCTTTTCCCTTGACAGCAGGCGCTTGATTGACAATGAGCCATCCCGCTCCGCGAAGGCTTGACCCCGGTTCCGTATCAAGGGTGTAGGTAATTAGTTTCTGCCCGCCCATCGCTGACCATACCCGCCATGCACGCGAATACAGAAACGAGCAAGCTCCTTTAGGCGCGTCCGGTAACACGCAACACCGCAAAACTTCTGCCGTCAAACCATCCTGCAAATGGCGTGAAACCGGGCGGCCAACAATCGCTACGCCAATTAACTTTGTTCCATCGCTTGCGCCAATACTGAATCTATGCCCCGCGACCGGCTTGTTATGCCGGTGATACGACAGCACAAACGCATTCGCCTCTTTTAGTTCAATCGGGATGATGTGCATTGATTTTGTCGCGCAAGCGTGTCACGCCACGCTCGGTGAAGAGTTCTCTCACCATCCCACATAGGTTCGGGTCGCCGAGAACGTCTTTCGGGTTGGCCTCGCGGATCAGCGGGCCGACCTGACCTTTCAGCCAGTCCTTGCGTATCTCGCGGTCGCTCCATTCGCCGACCCCGATGCGAGCAAGGTAAGCCGCCGCAAGGTGCAGTTTGCCGAGCGTTGTGCCTATGCGCTGATCCCAATGCCGGATGCAGGACTGCGTGGCCCAAGTGATGTCGCTACTTGTCGTCAGAGGCTGATTCATAGTTCGCTCACCTTCTGTATTCGCTGCCCAATCCATTTCATAACAGGCACGGCCATTGAGTTGCCCAAAGCTTTGTAGCGAGGGCCGTCCGGGCTCTTGGGCTTACCGCGCCATGGAATGTTGGTGTAGCCGTCAGAGAAGCCTTGCAGACGTTCGCACTCCACGGGCGTGAGGCGGCGCACTTGCATGGCGGTCGCCACCGGCTGGGCGACGGCAATAATTTGCGCGTCTCGCGTTGTGCCGGTCGCCGCTTCCATGCGTTTGATTAAACATGGAGCAATATCTTCATCGCCCATTGTTTGCACCACAGGCAAAAAATGATGTGCATCAACTTCAGGCGCGCCCATCGCTCCTGGTCCTTTTGCGGTCAACGAACCGGCAACGGCAGGAACAAACAACGGTGCGCCGCCAAGCGCGTGCTGATCCTCTAGTCCTTGCTTGCTACCGAATGCGGCATTTAGCGTTGACGCGACTTCCGCAGGCCACGCTAACTCTTCGTGATTTTCATGACTGATTCCAAAGCGATCCGCAAAGGTTTCGGCAACGCCTTCCCGCGTCTCTCTGCTCGGCGCAGGATGCCCTTGCAGGCTGTGGGACTCAAAAAGAACCGCTGCGGCACGTTGCCAACTTCTAGCGTTTGCGACAACGAACACACGGCGGCGGCGCTGGGCCACTCCAAAGTATTGAGCGTCAAGAACCCGGTAGGCGAACCCATACCCGAGTTCTGCCAACATTCCGAGGAGGGTTCCAAAGTCCCTTCCTCCGTTAGATGACAGGACGCCGGGGACGTTCTCCCATACCAGCCACTCGGGCCGATATCGGTCAGCAATCGCAAGGTAGGTAAGCATGAGGTTGCCACGCGGATCAGCCAGTCCTGCTCTGAGTCCTGCGACACTATAACTTTGGCATGGGGTTCCTCCCACGAGAACGTCGATTGATTCATTCGGCCACTCCGCAAATTTAGTCATGTCGCCGTAGTTCGGTACGGCAGGGTAATAATGTTTCAGCACGGCGCACGGGAACGGCTCAATCTCGCTGAAAAACACGGGCGTCCATCCAAGCGAATCCCATGCAACTGTCGCCGCCTCAACGCCGCTACAGACGCTGCCGTACCTCACTTGCCCAACTTCTCCAGCATCTCGCGTGCCTGATACGCACGCAGCGCGGGCAATGTGCCCGACTTGATCCATTTCGCCACAGCCTGTCTCGAAACGCCGAATCGGCGTGCGATTTGTGAGGCTGACCCAAACGCTCTAACCAAAGTCTTGATGTCCATGTAGTGGACGATACGCAACGTGGGTTGACAAGTCAAATGTAAGGGGTATGATTGCTCTCGGGGATTGGCCCCACAGACAGGAGACAAACATGGGTGAACAGCAAGAAGGTCGTGACCTTCAAGAAATGGCCGAAGCTTACGCCGAAGCGCAAACCCGCGCTGAGATCGCCGCCTGGCAGTGTCTTTGCGGCATCCAAGAACTTAATCGCATCGAGCAAGAAACCGCGACCGCATGGTCGAACGGCCTGCGTGAAATCATTGACGCCATCGATAAGGCGCGAGCCGAACTCGGGAGAACACAATGAATCAGTCAGAATCCATTGCCGCCCTCGCAGCGGCGCTCTCTAAGGCACAGGCGTTGATTACCGGCGCCCTCAAAGATTCAGCCAACCCTTACTTCAAGAGCAAGTACGCTGACCTTGCGTCGTGTTGGGATGCGTGCCGCAAGCCGCTGACCGACAACGGCCTCGCCGTCATCCAGACGATTGAGGTAGGCGAAGCGCGTGCAGTTCTTGTGACGACGCTTTGCCACTCAAGCGGCGAGTGGGTCAAGTCGTATTGCCCGATTTTAACCAAAGACGACAGCCCGCAAGGTCAGGGAAGCGGCATCACCTACGCACGGCGTTATGCGCTAGCTGCAATCGTCGGCCTCGCGCAGATTGACGATGACGCAGAAGCCGCGCAGGGCCGCAACAAGCCTGCGCCGCAGCAGGATGCGGGATTGCTCAAGCAGATTCTAGCGACGACGACGCAGGACGATCTGACCAAACTTTACAAGAGCGTTACGCCGGAAGTGCGTGAGGCGCACATCGAGGCGTTTCAGTCACGCAAGAAGGCGCTCGCATGAAAATCAGAAAAGAAACGCACAAGATTGTTCATGCAGACGATTTGATGCCGCCATTCAAGTATTTGTGCGAAGACACTTGGTTGGCTTGGAAAGCTCACGCAGATATTGAAAGCAAAATTTCTTGTCGCCAGGACAAAGTTAGAAAATTAGTTAAAGAGATTTTAGAATTGTTGCCAAGTATGTCGCAGGCTCGTATTCGGTACGAAGAATCAGTAGAAAAAGCAAGATTGCGAAATTCTTTAACGAAAGATGTTCGTATCCTTAAAACGAAAAAAATATTGGAAATCGGTAAAGAATGCTACGAAAGCAGGCAAGCAGAATATGAGCAGATGCATCCGCCGGTAAAGCACTTTCCGAAAATTGACGAGGCGCATCAATGAGCCTGCGCTACTACGAAGGCATGACGGACGGCGAGATCGTCGGCCACGTTCTTGCGCTCGGTGACGATGCAACCGAACTCTCGCAGGTGCTGGCACAGCGCCTACGGGTGCAGACCAAACTTCGAGCGGATGCCGAGATGCGTGAGCGGCTCGCGCAGGAGCGGATTTACAAGCTGGAGCGCGAGTTGCGCGAACTTAAAATTTTGGCGGAGAAGGTTTAATTTTCATGGCGCGGCCCGGCACGGCGCGGCAGGGCGAGGCCCGGCGTGGCATGGCGGGGCTAGGCTGGGCATGGCTTGGCGTGGCATGGCATGGTTTTTTTAACAGGAGTGAACTAAATTGAAAACGATTAATGTTGAAATTCGCGGCAATACGCCGCTGTTAATTCGCCGTTTTGCGGAGCAAGCAGAGCAAGTGAAAGCGACTCGGCGCGTCGTCGTAGACAGTTACGACCCGCGAGCTGAGGCGACCAAGAATGCTTACATTGCAGCAGACGGCACGTTTTACTTCTCAGCGTTTAGCATCCCGAATGCGATGGCAGCGGCAGGGAGTAATCACAAGATGCGCGGCTCTCGCAAGACGCTGCGGTTTGTGGTGCCGAGCGCGGTGCGCGTGACAACGGACACCGTAACGATCCTTAACGGTTCTGGCCCCGCGCAAAACTTTGAGGTAGACGGTCGCCCCGTGACGATCCCGGCGACCAAGGGACGCATCATGCGCTACCGCCCTCGATTTGATTGCTGGGGCGCGGCATTTTCGCTGGTCGTCAACGACCAGATGCTGTCGCTGGAGGATGCACAACGCTTGCTGACGGAAGCGGGCGAGTCCATCGGTATTGGTGATTTTAGACCCGAGAAGCGTGGCCCTTTCGGCACGTTTCGGGTGACGAGGTTTGAAGAAATTTAACCTGGCAAGGCTTGGCATGGCGGGGTCGGGCGGGGCAAGGCTTGGCAGGGCTTGGCAAGGCGAGGCAGGGCATGGATTTTTTTAGGAGACATTAATGGAACAACGAAGTAGCGAATGGTTCGCCGCACGACTTGGCAAAGTCACCGCGAGTCGGATGGCAGACGTTTGCGCGAAAACGCGCAGCGGTTACGCCGCGAGTCGCGGCAATTACATGGCAGAGTTAGTGGTTGAAAGGCTCACGGGTAAACCTACGGAAGGGTTTACCAACGCAGCAATGCAGTGGGGAACGGAGCAGGAACCGTTTGCCCGTGATGCCTACTCCGCAAGAACGGGTGAGCTGGTGACGGAAACCGGCTTCGTACCGCATCCGCGCATTGCGATGGCAGGCGCATCGCCCGATGGGATCGTCGGCACAGGGCTTGTCGAAATAAAAGCCCCGAACACGGCGAGTCACATTGAGTACCTGCTAACTCCTGACCCGCCGCAGAAATACTATTACCAGATGCAATGGCAAATGGCGTGTTGCATGGCAGACTTTTGCGATTGGGTGTCCTACGACCCGCGTATGCCCGCGCACTTGCAGTTGCTGATCGTTCGCATACCGCGTGATGACGACACGGTGCGGATGCTCGAACACGAAGTTGTGACGTTTTTGGAAGAGTTGGATGGCAAGGTCAAAGCATTGCAGGAGCTAAAGGTATGAAGTACGAACAGAAACCAAACACCGCAACGGTCTTCAAAAACGAAGAGAAGCGGCCCGACCAGGTGATGAAGAACCCTGACGGCACCGAATGGATACGAAAGGACGCCGATTACAAAGGCAGCGGTATTTTCAACGGCATGACCTTTTGGGTTGATGTCCACGAAAAGATAAGCAAAAAAGGCGAGACGTATTTCTCAATCAAGGTAAAGCCAAAAGGTCAGCCTGCGCTTGCGAAGAAAGCCGCCAACAGTGGCCTCACCGAAGAGAACTGGGCGACTTTTGAAGACGACGCCAAAATCCCCTTTTAGATGAAACGGATGTGCGGCGTATGATCAGCGAAGAGCGAGCAGAGAAGGCGCTGCGATTTCTTGTTGACACCGACGAGACCGCAGCCGCCGCCAAAGCAGAGATGGAGCGAGCGGAGTTTGCCTATAAGCGAACCCGTGAGGCCGTCTTTACGCACAGCGAGGGGACGGTCGCGGAGCGCCAAGCGATTGCTGTCACGCACGCGAACACCCTTGGAGCGCATGAGCGATACGTCCACGCGATTGCGCTTTACAACAAAGTCGCCAACAAGCGTGACACCGAGCGGATCGTGATGGATGCTTGGAGAACTTTACAAGCCAACAAACGACAGGGGTGATGTATGACGCAGAACGATGCAATTTTGGAACACTTAACGTCAGGCCGTAGCATTACGCCGCTCGATGCGTTGCGTGACTATGGTTGCTTTCGGCTCGCAGCGCGGATTGACGATCTGCGAAAAAAAGGATGGGTCATTACGACCGATTTGGAAAAACGCAACGGCAAAAAGTATGCCAGCTATCGCTTGATTGCACGCGGTTCCGCGCCAATTTCTGCTTAAAAAAAGCCCGGCGAGCGGGGTATGCTTCGCCGGGCGAGACTGATCTCTCAAGGGTGAACTATGCAATCCGAAGATAGCACGAATGCTACGGACATATCAAATTTGCCGCCCGAGGACTGGTTTAAGCGGTTCGTGTACATCTCCGAGGGTGACTACTACTTCGATGTCGTGGAGCGACAGGAATACACCCGCAGCGCCTTCAATGCCATTTACCGGGGCGTGCCACTGCAAAGCGTGCATAACAAGGCGCGGCGAGTCGAAGCCGCCGTCTTTTTCGATGAGAACCGTGCGGCGTTAGGGTCGCGGCTGCTTACGGGCCTGACCTATGCGGCAGGCGAGTCGGTGCTGGTCGCCAAGGGCAACCAAGCGCACGCGAACAAATGGCGTGACCATCGGCCCAAAGGCGTGCCGGGTGATGTCACGCCGTGGCTGCGTCACGCCGAGCGAATGCTGCCCAATCCACTTGAGCGCGAACACGTTTTCAACGTACTCGCCTACAAACGGCAGAACCCGAAGCGCAAGATTAACCATGCCATCCTGCACGCGGGGGTGCCTGGGAGCGGCAAAGACACGCTCTACGCGCCTTTTCTGTACGCCATCGGCGGCGCTACGTTAGCAAACGTCGCCACGGCTCGCGCTGAAGAGGTCGCAGGGTCATGGGGTTATAGTTTCGAGTCCGAGGTCATCGTCCTCAATGAACTACGGCAAGGGCTAACGTCAGACCGTCGGGCGCTAGAGAATGCGCTGAAGCCGATCATCGCGGCACCGCCCGAAAACTTGTTAGTGAATAAAAAACAATCGCACCCGTATTACGTCGCCAATCGGGTTTTCGTGCTGGCGTTTAGCAATGAACGCGCAGCCATCGTGATACCGCCCACGGATCGACGCTGGTTCGTAGTGTGGTCAGATGCCGGGATGATGAACCCCTCGGACGCGCAGGGATTGTGGGATTGGTACAGCGCAGGCGGTTTCAGTCATGTCACGGCATGGCTCGATGCACGGGACGTTAGCCAATTCAATCCGGGCGCGACGCCGATGATGACAGACGCGAAGCTCGCGATGGTTGACCTTGGCCTCACGGGCGGCGAGGCAGCAATAGCG